TCAAATGGAAAGTATTCAGAGTAGCCATCGGTAGCAATAGCTATTCCAACTACTTTACCTCTACCAACTATAGACCCTGTACCTAATTTTTTTAAATCCGGATCGTGGGTTTCTAAATCTATAACTATCTCATCACAGTGTCTAAGATCTGGAAACTCTGTGGGTTTGACCCATTCTGTTTGAGCTTTAAATATCATCATCTTTTCTCCACTTCTTATATCCATCCGCCCAAGACTCTTTCTTTTCTTCTGTGCCTGAATAATCTCTTTCAATAATCATTTCTATAAAGTGTATTGCTTTCAATAAATCTTGTTTTTTTCCCTTATCCTGATGCCTAATTATGTATTTTATAGCACATCCCTCCGGGTACAACAACTTGTTCTCAACCACAAACTTGCTTGGCTGTATCGTATACTTTTGGTAGTGACTCCCGCCGTGTTGCTTGTTCCATACTTTACTCATCTTTTTTCTCCTTTTTTTGTTGAAATACTTCGTACCAAGTATCACATTCATCACAGCTATACATACTTACAATCGTGTGTTCTGAATCTGGGTAAGTGTCTTCTGTATCAAAATCATTATTCCATCTTACTTCTGCGTTACAATAAAAACATTTCATATTATAAACTCCTTCTGTTTGTTTTTACATTTTACTAAATACAAATCTTGTATAGCTCTTGTTACACCAACATACCAAACTCGATATTCTTCATCTTGTTTCCACACAGATTTATTGGCTGCTTTCATAGTGTTTATTGTTTGATTTAAAAATAAAACTACGTTTGTTGCTTCACCTCCTTTTGCGCTGTGAATTGTGGAAACTTTTATTCTGGGTGATTTAGATAAATCCTCTCCATTAATTATCATCTTAAAAACATAATCAATTTTTTCTTGTGATACGTTTGTGAAAGCATCATACCATTTTAAAGATTTATTTGGTTTACCTTTTATTTTTTCAAGAAGTCTTTGTAGTTGCACCTCTGCTATGTCTTCGCCTTTTCTAAATTTATCCCAGTTTAAAATATCATTATAAAATTTTTTAGAAATACTTTGTCCATCTTTAGTTTCAAAAAAGAAACCTTTATTTTTTAATATTAAAGGGATCTGTTTTAATAATGGATTTGTTCTTGCAAGTATTAACCAATCGCCTTCGTTCATATTTATTTCTTTAAAATTATATACATCTATTACTTGTCCTTTTAATTGCTTGGGAAGATAATCTTTTTCTAATCGATTATCTTTGACTCTAGATATTATGGATAAAGCTTTTTGTTGCACAGTTTTAGGAACTCTTACTGATTGTTTTAGTGGCATCTCTGTTGCATCCCAGTCTATAAATGAATCTACATCAGCCCCTGCCCAGCCAAATATTGCTTGATCATCATCCCCAGCTATCCATACATCACAACCATTATCTTTCTCTATCTTTTCTATCATATCCCATTGTATTTTTGATAGATCTTGTGCTTCATCTATAAATATTACATCTAATTTATTTTGTATGCTGCCTTTTTCCAAAAATTTTTCTAACATATCTGTAAAGTCTATAAGTTCGTAAACTTTTTTATATTGATTAATCGCAATGTCTATGGCCTCTAATTTATCTCTTTCTACTTTACCCAAGTGTTCGTTCAAATCTAATTGCTCTAATGGTCTGATTCTTTTTACTCTAGCTAAATTAATTAGTGTTAGATACTCACTATCTGATGTAAATATACCATTCCAAGCATTTTTTTCATAGAATGCATATTTAATTTGTATACCAGATGTTTCACCAATAACTTTGTAATTTAATTCATCCATTACATTTTCCTCTCTTAATCCTAAATTATTAAATGCGAGAGAGTGTAAAGTTTGAAAGTATTTAATATCTTTTTTAGTTAAGTTTGGTCTTAATTCTAAAAACCTATCTCTAGCCTCTTCTGATGCTTTTTTTGTAAATGCAAAATACCCTATTCTATCTAGTGGTATACCAGTATCTAAATATAATTTAACTTTGTCTAATAATGTTTTAGTTTTTCCAGTGCCTGGTGGTCCTACAACTTTATATCTCATTAATAGTTGTCTGCCTTTCTATCTGTTGGTTTGTATTCTATTTTATCTACGTGTAGTTGTTCTAATCTACAAACTTTTATCGTTTTACCATCAACTTTTAGTGAGTAATTAAATTCAACCTTAAATTTTTCTTTTAGCTTCTGTCCTATTTTTTCTTTAGATATTTTCCAATCACTACCAAGATGTGTTAAAAAAGATTGATATTGAAAATAATGATAACCATTTTCTGTTAAACACGATCCTAATCTTATCTGCATTCGTTTACTAGCTTGTGGCCCGTTAACACAATATTGAAACAATTCGTTTTCTAATATGTCGTCTGTGCTTGTGCCCTCTGGTGGTTTAATATTCTGACAATTCTTTCTCCAGTCATTTAGTTTAGCTCTCCAATCTTTTGGTTTAATAGGTTCAAAGTATATTCCTGTCTGTTCCCAGATTAAATTTAAAACTTCTTTTTGTGTGGTCATTAGTTTTAGATTAGGTATAATAACTTCTATCTTATCATCGTTAGGCATAACGACATTAAATCTATACTCTGGTTGTTCATACTGTATAATTTGAAAGTCTGTAATATCTGGAAATACATTTATACTATCGGATTTTACACCGAATGGTCTTGAGTAACAAAGACTACGCATACAGTTATCTTTGATTGGATCTTCATAACAAGTGTGTCCTGCGGTATCTTTTGTCCAAGCATTTATTTTATTGTCTAGTTTTGCTTTATCCCAAGGTTGTTGTAAGTATTCGTAGTTTGCTTTTGATACAAAGTCTGCCCATTTATCTTTGTATTTCTTTTTTGCAAAGACCATATAGTTGTACATAAATCTATCTCTACCATCATCTAATTTAGATTTAGAACATAAAGCTAGACAAGGTGGTCCATCATTAAACTCTGGATTTGTACCAACTAAAATATTTCTATGTGTTTCATCAACTAGAAAATCTAATTTTGTTTTATTTGTTTTTGATCTGTTAGCAAAACCGACAAACTGTTCTAATGAAAGTTTATTATTATCTTTGTCGACTGCATATCTTTGTGTGTCACCATTATTATAATATGGTAAGTTAATAAAGTTACCTGGTTTTACGTTGCCTTTGTCATCTTTCTTTAGTTCTTTCTGCTTTGGAAAAATTTCCGTGGTAGGTTTTAACCCTAGAGGCAGAAGAAAAGATTTTAGTGCCTCTATTAAATCTGTTGTTGGTATTGGTTCCTCTAAAAATAAATAACAATGTAGTCCACCACTTTTTGATAGTAGTGGCACAATTGGAAGTTTGTATTGTTGAAATAGTGCTAAATATTTTCCTGTGTTAAAATTTTTGTAATTTTTTGGATCTATATCAATGCAGCCAAACTGTGCAGTACCATCTAATCTACAAGGTTGTATACCTATTGATATCTTTCCGTTGATGTGATTCTCATAGTCTTTTGGTGTAACAGGTCGACCAGACCATTCGTAATCAGGTTTTAATTTATTTTTTTCAGCGTCTAAAGTAGCTTTGGACATATCGGCGATACCGAAATCCCCATCATAACCAGAAAATAATTTTATAAACTCATTCACCATAAAGATCCCTTGTTAAGGCCGGATCCAGTCTCCCATCACCGGCCTCACTTTTCCTAGCTAGAAACTAGTAATTAGCTTTATCCTCTGAAACTGTGGCAGTTTTTTGCTGCGAGTTTTTTAATGAGTTATAAAAATCACGGGCCATTTGGTATAGTCCAACATCATCAACTTTCTTGACCATAGCTATATTGTAACCGTGCCAACTAAAGCTGCTGCCTGCGTTCTCTACAGATTTTAGTCTGTATACTCTTGAGAACATAGGTGCTGGAATAGACTTGCCAGTTTTTGGATCTGTCTCAAATTGATCTTCCATCAATGAGTTCCATCCTCTGCTGACTTTTAACTGAGTAGACTTCATCGTCATCAAAGCTTTCTCAGGTCTTTCACCGTTTATAATAACAAAGTGATTTGCAGTTTTGATAATTTCATTACCATTTGCAAGGACATCTTTGTTACTATTATTTTGAGTAGTGTCCTTCATAATTTCAGGACCTCTATCATTACTGATAGGTCTACCTTCTCTTCTCTCAAAAGGTGCCCACTCTGGGTAAGTCATTTTATAGAATACAGGTATAACCTCTATTCCTTTCTCACCATTGTACAGTTTTTTCGTGACTGTATTATAAAACATACCAGCTTCTGCCCCATCGACATACTTGGAATGTTTCTTTTTTGTTTCGTCCGAACCACTTTGTAATAGTTTTAAGAAAGGTAAGGCTAGATCACCTTTATCCATATTCTCTAGACCCATTCCTGAGTCTGCTACAAAGTCAAGTTTTGCAATTGCTCCACTTTGTTTTGTCGTAACGTTTCCTGTTTCTTCGCTCATATTATTTGCTCCTTGTTATTTTTGTTTTGTTTCCCTTAAACAGATTAAAATGTTCAGAGGGCAGTTCCTCGTTTTTCTCGGAACGCTCTCTGAACAATGCTTTGAGTGTCATAGGTTCGACTTTCAACTTTTGAGTTGGTTCCAAACCTTGACCTCGTGCAAGGTCAGCATATTCTACTGCCTTGTTGTCTTCGCCACGACCAAAGGAAACAGTAACCTCATTTTTAATAAGATCACCCAGGCCGTGCTCTCGAAGCCAGTTAAATGCGCCTTCTTTTTTATCTAATGGTATTGTGGCGCTATAAACCTCTTTTACTTCTATTGCAGATCCATCAGCAAGTTTCATTGTTTTTAATTTTAATGCTTGCATAATTTCAGGTATTGCAATGTTAGAAATTTTGTCTGCTTTTTCTTTTTTTAATTTTAATCTCTCTTCATCATTTTTTATTTCATCCTCTAGTCTTTGTAATTCTATAACTAAAGTTGATAGATTTTCAACACCTGTAAGATTATCTACATCTTGCGGTGCATCTTCTATAAACATTTTTTCTAAATTATTATCCATTTATATCTCCTTTCTCGTATAAATTAATTTCTATTGGATAGTATTTTCTTTCTTGTTTGTCCCACTTTAATACTTGGTATTTACCGTTTGTTATATCTGAAACAATAGAACACGCTACACCTATTATCGCAGGATCTCCAGTAAGTAATAAATAATCTTTTGGTGTATACTCTCTCAACCCTTGTCTTAATTTCATAATTAATGGACCAGGTGAGAAAATTATTTGAGATAATTCTGGTAGTAAAAATTTAAAATTACCATATTCAGCAGCACCTAAAATATTAATTTTGGGCTTGCCTTCTTTTGTACCAGCAATCTCTTGTATCACGTATACTT